GCCGCCTGATACTGCTTCCTCGGAAGCTTGACCACCAAGGCGAACGAAAGTTACTGGGGCATTGTTTCTAAACCAAGCTTGTGCTGCGTAAGCACCATAAGTAGGAGAAGTATAATTTCCGTTACGAACAATGTCACCACCTCCACCGCCTGGGATGGGTTCCCCAAAGGTCTGTACAAAATCAAAGAATGATTCTACTTTTGTTGGCTGAAGGATTGGACCCTTCTCGGCACGACCAATAATCGCTGGTCCTACGTCTTCTGGTGTTGCGGTTCTACCTGTATTGTCAATTTCGCTTGTGAAAATTCCAGGTGAAATAAACTTATATTTATCTACGGACATTAGCTATTCTCCCTTTAAAGGTTTAAAGTTCTTTATTAATTAGTTACTAGTCTCTGTAAAATCCTTTATTGTCGTTACGCTCTGGGATTTCGCCTAAAATAACTCTTTCCCGAGGAATCTTAACTTCTACAGCATTTTCTCTTTTAATAATCTTTGGTCTATCTCCATTCGGACCTTCGCCTATGATATAGCCTAAAACTTTAAAGTTGAACTTTGTATCATACATTCTTTCGTCTACACCGAGATTGGATACATTATTTCCTAAAGTAAAATCAGACTGTACAAAAGTTTCATAACGATGACCATCTTTTCTAATCAAAAATGAATTAATGTGACCACCCAAAGTGGCAAAGGGCGTTGTTAGTTCATTCATTTGTTGTATGTATTGACTTCTGACTGTAACTGTGTAGTTTATAGTTAAGTAAACTGGCATCGGCATATTGAGAGTTTCATATACAACTTTCTCATTATTTTTTATTGGGTAATAAGCTTGACCGTTTGGAGTTCTTCTTATACCATCCATATCTTTGATATTATCTGCTACAGCAAAATTATTAGTTTTATCTTTAACGATTTTTCTTGAAATAGATATTCTTCCACCTTTTGTTGGATCTGTAAAGTTTACAGGATTACCATAATAAGCGCCTTTAAAGTTTAAGTCTTTTGCTACTGAAGTTCTTTCAATGGTTATAAGAGGAAGTTTAAGTGTTCCGTCGTCATCTCTTAAATCTTTGTTATTCTTAGAAAGAAATGCCCTCTCGGAACTAACCCAGATCACAGGAACTTTTTTCCAGCCCTCATTTGTGGTAGAACGATTGCCCATCTTATCGTTAATAAAATCAAATAGAGCATAATCTATTGTCTCTAAAGTTGACGGTTGTATTTCATATACTTCACTTGGCATTGAATGTTCCTTGACGTGCCTTAATACACTTTGCTTCTATTTCCATTTTATGGTCTACTTGACCAAATATCTGCTTTGGTTCGTTTAACTGAACGATTTCATAGTAGGTTTCACCATACAAAACAAAGTCGCCTTCTCTGACATAAAGATCTTGATCTTCTGTCAGTCTTCTCTTGTGGAAGTGGATAATGATAGAAGGTCTACGGTCAATACCTAGATTGGTTGTTTGTGTTTCGTATCCCTCCCACATAACGAGAGCATAAACTCTTATTGGTGACAAAAAGTTCTTTTCTATTGCCTCGCCATAAAGTGGGTGATAGTTTGTGTGTTCCATGCTGATAGGGTAATAAAATATACCCTGACCAATAATGCGCTCAATGAGTTCATCATTAACTTGTTTTACAAAGTCTCGCTCTTTCTCACCAAGAAATAACGGTGGTGGTGGAGCGTCTGGTTGTGTCCATTCGTTATCAGCCATTTATTATCCCACGAAAATCCGCATTGGGATTCTCTCCTGAACTTTGTTAACTGCCTCTGATAAATCAACATCACCTTGGGCAATCTTTCCATAGGTAAGTTCATCAAAGATTGTTTTTAGTTCTTCACGAAGTTTCTCTTGTTCTGTTTGACCTTGAGAAATAAGCGCTGGACCGTCTAGGGTGATGCTGTCACCAGGGATAGGTATGCTGCTGACCTTTGAACGAATATTACCCAGCGTCTCTTTAGAGAGAGCAAGCGCAAATCTTCTAATCCACTGTTTGCCAATAGAGTTGATGGACTCATAAGGAGTGTTTTCAAACGGCAATGTGTTAATGTTATTAATACCATCAACTCCATTATCTGTTGAGCCATCTTCTTTCCAGGGTGTATTTGTATCAATGAAGAATTCAATCCACATTTCTTTTGGGCTTACATTTACTGTATTTGGAAAGATTCTCAACTTGTTATCTTTAATCTCAAAGCTATAGTGACTATTTCTTGTATAGATAGCATCTTCAAAAGCCATTGCTTGTGCTTTGTTCTGCCAAGTTGGTACTAGTTGAAAAGTACTATCGTCAGCATATTGACCGTAGCTAGCCAAGTCTCCTACTGTGTTTAGACCGCCATAGTATCCATAGAACCTCCACATAGCTTGTGGTGTTTTATAATATACTTTTGTTACATTTATTCTTGCGTCTCCGATTAAATCGTAGTAAGGTACATCTGGGTCTGTAGCCGCTGAAGAAGAAACAATATCTTGTAAATCATAGTCTTGCTTATTTACTGTGGTTGTGAAAGAAGCAGAATAAATTGGAGTAACGCCACCAATACCTGCTTCTGTGGCAAACCCATGACCAACACGTCTAGCATATTCGAACTTAAACTTAGGGAATTTTAGCGCTACATCTTCAAGATCTGTGTCATCTATTAGCTCACCCTGTTCATTAAAAGAACCGGTCTTAGCTCCCAAAAGATCGCCTATTGCGTTCTTTGCTTGATGTATATTGAGAAGATAAGAGTATTCTAAAACTGACTCTTGATAAGCAGAAAACACTTGTTCTTTTACTAGTTCAATATCAAGGACATCACCACCTAGCTTGTGATAGGTGTATGCCACTTGGTCTGCTGCGCCTGATAAGAAATAATCATTGTCAGTGTAAACAGTAAATGGGAATTGGGCAGCAGCTGCCTCTGTATAGTTACTACCACTAGGTAAAACAACTACGCTTGTTTGTGATACTGGTGTTAGTGTGGGTTCAGACATTTATAGTTCTCCTCCCTATAAATAGTAGGAGAAGGTCTAAATGGCTTAATCGTCGGATGGTTTAGTTTTTGTAGTTCTAGCGAAAGGTGATTTCTTTGGCTTTGAAGTCTTTTTCTCTGAAGATTTTTTTGGTTTATCTTCTGACTTCGGAACAGCTTTTGGCTCTGGCTTTGGTTCCGGTTTCGGTTCCACTTTAGGGGCAGGAGCTTCAATAACTGGCTCTGGTTTTGGCTCAGGCTTCGGAGCAGGTTTAACCTTTGGTTCAGGCTTTGGAGTTGGCGCAGCTTTTTTTGCGGCGGCTGCTCTTTTCGCCTCAAGCGCTTTTTGCTTTAAATATTTTCTTTTTCTTGGATTCATTTAAACTCCTCCTTTCTTATAAGTAGTTGTTTAGACATAAAAAAACCCCGCACCTCATAAGAAGCACGGGGTCAGTTTAATAGTCTAAACTAGGTCAGCTTATGGTGCTGCTTCGCCTGACTCGCCTAGAAGACCACGGCAGATAACGAGACCGTACATATCTGGACGGACCATCTTCTTGGCGTAGCGGGTCATGACACCCTTACGTGGTACGAAGTCCTCCACACCGAAGATGGTAGGAGTGACTTGTAATGGCACGTATGGAGCGTATACATAACCGCTCTCTAGGAATGAGCCACCCTTACGACCAACGAGAACGAGGTTACGTGGGAAGTATGGGTCAACATGAACGTCATAACGCTTGCTCAAAGTACCAACTTGCTGTGCGCCTGCGGTGCCCTTGTCTGCGTCTGGAGTTACGTTAGCACGGAAACCTGACATGAACTCCATGATTGAAGCCATCTCTGGTGAAGTGACGATAAAGTTAGCGCCACCACGTAGAGTCTTACGGTGAATCTGGGCTGAAACATCGTTAATGGTCTCGCCAAGAGTCTCGTACCACTCTGAAACAGTACCAGTGAAGTCTGGAGCAGCTGTGTTAGCACCAACCTCGGCACCAGTTGTGCGGTCTACGAAAAGACCTGGGCTACGTGACCAGTAGTATACAGCACCTGAAGCGCCTTTTACGAGGTCTTCTACGATCTCACGGTCAATCTCAAGAGCAATCTGCTCTGAAAGGATTGAAGTAAGCTCAACCTCTGCGTCAAGGTTGTGGTAAGCGTTGAGGTCTTGACCCAACTCTGGTGTCCACTTAGCCTTAAGCTTCTTGGTTACTGCTGTTACTGATACGGAATCAACATTGAGGTTAATCTCTGGGATATCAGAAGTGTCCTCAAGACCCCAACCTGGAGCAGTCTCTGAACCAGCAACAGAACCCAATGCTGAACCTGTGTCGAAGTTGTCTTCGACTGCGAAGTCGAAGTTAGGATTGGTATCTAGAGACTCAGAAAGAGTGTCAGCTGAAACAGTATCAGAAGCCAATACAACGAAAAGCAAGTTTTGGGAACGATCTGGAGCATTACCAAGTGAGTGTGAGAACTGAGTTAGTCTTCTCACCATAGTACCGCTGATCTGTGCCGCACCACTAGTAGGTGTGATGCTTACAAGGTTGTCCTTGTTAAGACCAGCTAGGTCGTCTGAATCTAGAGTAGCAATAAGATAGTTTGTAGAGCCAGAAACGAAAGCTGGGTCGTAACGAAGAATGTCTTGAACGACATCGTAATCTGTGATGGTACCACCACCAATGCCACCAGCGTCACCGTAAGTACCGGAAACAAGAATGACAACAGTTGAGTTTTCGTCAGAACCGGTTGGTGAGGAATAACCGTTGGTCAAGTTGTAGAACTGACCAGCAGCTGTACCAACATCACCAGCAAGATTAGCACCACCTGTGATCTGTGAACCAACACGACCTTGACCATAAAGTGAAGCACCGTCGTTGAAACCTAGACGATTTGCTTCACCCTCGATACCACCGAATGTGAAGTCAAGGAAAAAGATAAGACCTGATGGAAGGCTCATTGGCTGAACGCTTACAAGGTCATTAGCAATAAGACCACCGAATACACGACGGACAATTGGGAATGCTACAGCAGCGAAACCTTCTACGTCACCGCTTTGCATAGTTGTTGCTGCCTCTTTGAGAAGCTGCTTTGCTTGGTTCTCAAGAAGACGAGCCATGTTGTTCTTCTCTACGTCGCCTTGAAGACCCTCTAGAAGACCGGTTTGCTCCCACTTGTTGAGGAGTGCCGCACCTTCCTTACGCATGTCACGTGAAACGACACCTTCTGTAAGTTTTTGTAAAATAGACATTATTTAATCTCCTTTGTTTATTCTATTTTAATCCTGCCAAACGCTGCATTCTTTCGGAAAAAGCGTTTGTATTGGGTTTTACCTCTTTGCGAGGAATAAACGCTGAAGAGCTACGTGTTACAACTTCGTTCAGTGATTCTTGCTTGCGAGTCTTCTTAGACTTAATGCCCACTGCACTTTGAAGAGTTTCAAAAATAATCTTTGCTTCTTCAACACTAGTTGCATTCGAGATAGCTTCGACAATTTTATCTTTTTGTCGCTCATTCAGGGAGATGCTATTTAAAATGCGGTTTTGGTATAACAACTTAGCGTTAGTTAAGTTGCTCTCATCCAGCTTTTCTTTAAGCTGTTCAATGACTGTGCCATACTTTTCTACTTTAGTTTCTAACAACTGGACTTTGTTGTTCATTTTCTTTTGCTCTCTTAGGAGAGTTTTGTTCTCTTTTTGAAGGAGTTTGGACTCATTAGCCATAGCTTTCTCAATGGCTTTGCCTCTCTTCTCCTCATATGGGGATAAATCGCCGTCTTTATCTAGATCAGCCTTTTCAGGGTTTTTAAGCTCCTCTGCTTCCTCAACTACCTCGACCTTTTCCTCGCCTTCTACATCAGGACCAAGCTCGTCCTCTTCCTCGGAAAGAAGTTCAGCGATAACGTCAGCTAATTGAGCCTCATCGATTTCAATTTCTTCATCTAGTTGACCTGTGATGGCTGCTGCTAGTTTGTCGTCATCAATCTCGATTGTCGCTTCGTCAAGGTCTTCCTCTTCTAAAAGGTCATTGATATCTTCGTCTAACTCAATTTCCTCGTCGAGTTCTTCTTCTAAACCTTCTACTACTTCTTCACGCTCAAGCATATCAGCAGCATTAGCCTCGCCCTCTTCGATCTCTTTAGCCATCATCTCTTCTAGTTGGTCTAAGTTGATTTCTACGATTTCGCCCTCTTCTGTCAATTGTGCTGAAGGTAGATCTTCAACGATTTTAGTGCCTTCTTCGTCGATTACCATAGCAGCCTCTTCTTCCATAGGCTCTTCCTGCTCTAAAATAGTATTTACAGCCTCTTTAATTTCAGACTGATACTTTTCAATTACTGCTTCTTCAGCAGTTCTTTGAGCAGTTTCTTTTAGTTGCTCGGCGTCAATAATAGCTTGTTCTAACATTGAGGACATACGAATCTCCTTTTATAACTAACATTAATTAGTTATTAAATCTCTAAAAACCTATTTTTACCTTTGTTCTTCACGGAGTTGGCGCTCTCGCTGAAGTTTTTGGAGGAGTCTTTGTTTTCTAATTTTTTCTTTGCGCCTCTTAACTGATGGTTTTTCAAATCTTTTTCTAGCTAAAACTTTCTCAATGATTCTCTCATTTTTCACTTTTTTGCTAAAACGTTTGATTAACTTTTCTACTGGTTCATCTCTGTGTCGTGGCTTTACCTCGACGTGAACTGGTCTTTTCTTTCCCATAATAACCTCTAAATCATTTTGGACCAATCACGGTTAGCGATTGCCATAATTCCATTAATATCCACACCAGGGTCATCAGCCGCTACACCGCTTAGAGCACTGGCTTGCCCATTGGAAGGGTCTGCTGCTTCTGAGATAGGCTGTGTTCCTGCGAACACATCAACACCAAAACCAGCAGCGTCGAGTAACTTTCTCTTTTGTGCTTTCATCATTTCAAGTTTCTGCTCTTCTAGTTCTTGACGCTGCTGTGACATAAGTTTATTCTCTTGTATTACAGGTCTTTGTTGAACTACTGGTTGTTGGATTGGTTGAATACCCTTTACAACCTCTGAAATGATGCTGGACAATAAGCCTTTCTCTAGGAGAACTTCATTTAGACATTCTTCTACGATAGGCTTAATAACTTTTTTGAGTTGTGTTTTTTTCATTTTACCTCTGCGAACTTTATAATCTCTTCTCTGATTATTTTTTTAAGTGATTCTGAAAAGTCTATATCCTCAGTGTCCGTTGGGTCTTTCGACTGGATGCTTCCTTCACGATCAGGGTTAGGTTGTTTTCGATATCCTGACTTTGTAATGTGTTTATCATACTTAGCAGCTTGCTTTGCTAATCCCGCTACTTTTTTGATGTTTGAGAATAAGGCTTTTAGATTTTCTGCTGGATTTTCCCTTAGATCGCCATCAGGTGAAAACTGATCTTGTAAAAAGTCCGCTATATAGGCAACTACTTCTTGCTCCCTTGGTCTTGTCTCATTCTTATCTAAATCAAAAACAGATTCACCAGAGTAACCTATCTCCAATCTCAGGTTGGGATCTGGGATTATAGGCTTCACAGGATCACCAGGAGCAGCAAGTCGATTGTCTTTTCTAACTGAGAACGCCTTAGCGAAAGCAGTCAGCCCTGTCTTATCCATAAAGCCACCTGGGAGGTGATACTTTTTTGGATAGTATTTGTTGTGAATAGCTTCTATTCTCTTAAGCGCTTTAATATCTGCTGCTTTTTCTTCTTCGCTTTTGCCAAAAAAACCTTTGATTGTATCTAAAAGTCCTTCTTTTAGAAGTTCCTCACGAATAATCTGCCTTAGTTGTCTTTCAGTAATCTTCAATTTGATTTTATCCCTTTAGTATCTCGTTTAGAGCACGATTGATTCTATAGTTTTTATCAAAAAAGTCTTTTGTTGTATTCTCAGACATACGAAGTTTTACCCCGCCATTTACGCCGTCCATTACATAAGCACCTGGGGAAGAGGGCTCTGAAACAGCGTCAAAGCAAATAAGTTGTAAGTCTGGTTGTACAACTTGAACTGAGTTTCCATATTCGTCACGACCTTCTTGAAGTGAACCCATTGCTCTTGAAGAGAAACCAAAAAGAACGCCACTTTCGTAAAGACCACGTAGAATGTCCCCGGAGGGAGTCTTAAGGACTTTGATAGTCCCCAAGACATTATCGCCATCCCACCACATTCTTGTGACCATATGGGAGGCATTTTTTAGATTAATAACTGAATCGTCTGGGTGGTCACACTCACCTAGAGCACGGTTTTGTCTAATCAACGTTTGATAATTTTCAACTTCTCTTTCAAGGACATCACGAGGATAAGTTCTGCCATTACCATTCTTAACGTTACATTGCTGTAGTTTGGCTGGAAAGACAAGAAAACCTTCGGTAATCATTCTCTTTTCACCCTCGTTTAGAAGGTCACGACATCCACGCTCGTCACATCTAAGTTCAAAAAATTCTCGTAAAAGTTGTTTAGCCATTATTACTCTTCTCTTTTTCTCTTCGCAGCATACTTCTGAGCAACATCATCTTTACCCAAAGTACCAGCAGAACTTCTAATTTGAGTTTTTAGTCTAGACATTGCTTGACCAAGTTCACCCTTTACAGGGATATCGAGTTTCTTTAGATCGTTCTCTAAATCATCGAAGTGGCTCATTAGAATTGACATAACTCTTGCTGCTTTTGCCTTCTCAGCAGCCTGCTGCTTAAGTGCTCCGGCACGACCAGCAGCGAAATCTCCGGTTTCTTTGTCAGCCAAGCCAGCAACTTTACCCAAGGCACCAGTTGCGGCACCACGTAGTTTGTCACCTACGCCACTTGTAGCGCCTCTATATCTTGCTTTGAGACGGTCTAGAAAACCTTCATCTAGGTCGCCTTCTTCAATCATTGCTTCAATTTCTTCACTAATAATTTCTTTTAGTTGTGATTCAGTTAGTTTC